TAACTTCTGCTGGTTCAAAAACCAAGTTACCATCTGCGCCCATCATTACGTCTACAGCCCAGGCAGGAGCAGCAAGAAAAAGTGTAGCCAACAATGCGAAAAAGAACTTCATTTCCTTTTATGCGTCTACACTATCTATGGTAACTTGCGACCCATGTAGCGAGGATTTGTCTTGACTTCCTGACTTACCATTTCACCAAATTCGGTGCAACATTTACACCATTTTTTTCGCAATTCTTTTCTTTCTGGATCATTATGATCCCTTGACTCAAATAAAGAAAACCACTCCCTCCAAAGTTCAGCACATTCGTCTGATTTCTTTTGAAGGTGTGGTTCTCGATACAATTAAATTACTTCTTAGGTTCTATTGCAGATTGAACTGGAGGTTCTTCTTGTTTTTTTGCTTGTGCTTTCGAACCTCCACCGCCTGCCTTAGCAGGAGATAGACCGAATGCAGCAAGAGATCCGGAGAAGACCGATGCAATAAAAGTTGGATCGAAATCCAAAATCTTTTGACCGTTAGGAAGTCTTACGTAACTGAATGTGAGAAGAGAGGCAGACCAAATAAGTACAACTACTTTCACCAGATTACCAAGAACTTCACTCTTATCTTCATGATCGTGGTCTTGCTTCTCTACTGCTGGTTTTGTATCAGACATGTAGAGAAAGTAAGGCTCAGTTATTTAGTAAGGTATCCGTTTTCCTCCAACCATTCGCGTGTTTTGGGAGTTGGTTCATAATCTGCCCACATAGTTCCGCGAGCACATGATTCAAGTGCTTCCATCGTCATGTTCTCAGTATGTCCTGCCCAGAATGCTTCTTTTTCCCAGGGAATAGCATGAGGCATATTCTTGTATGTTTTAGTTGCAATCTTCTGCCACATCATAGGAACATCTTCTTCATTCTTGATGATAGCAATCAAACTATTTTTGATAGTTCCAGCCATACAATCTTGAGCAGCATGCCATCCTTCGTGACGCATCACCGACATCAATACGCTAGGACGACGCATATGAGTTTTATTCAAAAAGAAGTTATTACTTACAGTATGATAAACTCCACGATGACCAACAGGAAAATACTTTTCGTCTGCTAGAAACACCCCAACTCCGACTTGATCCAAGGCAACGAGCATTCTGTGGAATTCGTCAGCAATAAGATCATAATCACTATTGGGATGCTCGTCAGCAATAGTAGCGATACTTTCGACTTTGTGGACTCCATCGGTGCATTCGCGAAGTAGCATACATCCCATAGCATCCATTGTATAGAATCCTTTAGTTGGCTTAGATTCTACTGGACTAAACGTTGAAGTCAGTGCCATCATCAAAGCACTGCTCCAAGTGATCAATGTTTTTTTCATTAATTTCAGAAAGATAATTTTGGAAATGTTGTTCAATGTTATCAACATTTTTATTGCCTTGACTCACCCAATCACTACAAAACTCATATACGCTTCTGCAGTGCTCTTCAAGATGATGACTCAAGCAATAAAAAGCAGATGCACGAAGTTGCATCTTTTCATCACCATAACGCCAATCTACATTCATTTAAATTGTCCCATTCCAGTGCCAGAATTCCAACCACCAGGACCTTCATGAAAGTTTTCAGATCCTCCTTGAGTTTCAGATACAGTAGTCCAGTTTTTGGTTGCAATCTCATAAATTTTAGCATGAATATCATGAGATTCGCAAGTCACTTCAGAACGATGTTGTTCTTCTAACATTTTCATCTCAGTCTCCTGCTCCATATAATCTTTCTGCTTTTCAGTAAGTTCAGGAGCAGGACCAAACCAAGGATCATCTTGTAGATATGCAGGTGCAGGAACACCAGTGTAGTGATTCAAAGTATCATCTTTAGATGGTTGATCTTCATCATATTGTTCCTGAAAATCTTTACAATCTACTTTTTCTTCATCAACTGCACATTCAACACTCCAACTACCCATTGCTTCAGGGGAATGGAACACTTGACCCAATGTTTCTTTGATTGCTCTGATAATCATGCTTCAAGTACCAACTTCTTACTATAGTTATATGAGTAATATTCCCTATTACCCTTGATTCCCCATCCTAACCAATAGTAGGCGGGGACCATGTATTGTCTGATACTTTGTCCACGTCCTTCGAATTCAGGAAGGACTGATTGAAACTGATCTTCATTAATCATGTATCGAGTTTGTCCTTCGATGCTACTAGGATCACAATTAAATTTTTTACAAAAAGATCCTAACCCCAGATAACGGCTCTCAGTGGTCCACTGAATGAGTCCGTAACCACCGCTATGGCAACTATCGTAAGGAACTCTAGCACCTCCCTCGCAGATGTTGGAATGGAACATGCTTTCCTGTTTAATGTTTCCCAAGATTGTTGCAAGGGCATTACGATCCGTGATGTTAGTTCTTTCTTGGAGTTGTTCAAGGACATACTTTTCTTCGGGGGTACATTCAGGACATTTCCAAGCAGGATCATATTCCTCTACAGGAAGTTCAACCAAAGGTGGAGGAGTAATTTCACGAATGCTTGAATGAGCACATGCTCCAGGAATAGATGAAATCAGTGCGAAAGAAATAATTTTATTAATCATAATAAGTCAAGCAAAAGTTAATTAATGTCGTAAATAATTTTTAAATCGGATTTACTGTTCTCTAGTTCATCAGCGAAATAGGCAAGATAAAGTTTAGAAGCTTCTTCTTGCTTTCCTTCAGATGTTAGTTGTTTCACCTTTACCATGATTTTTTCTTTAAATTCTTTTGATGGTCCGTCAGACATCTTGATCTCCTATGTATTCTAGTGAGTAGATATCATGATCTGAAATATTTGGGTCTAACCACTCAGAGAATTCAGTTTGAAGAGCAAAGGCATCATCTAGGTCTTGTTCACAGAGACTATGTATACGATCGATTGCCCAGTCATGAGTTTTGGTGAGCGTCTCTTCCAAAGTTACCATAGTCTTTTCGCATGTAGCGTCCTAGAATATTGCTATTATAGTACGCAGGTAACCCGTCGTCAAGTGCCTCAGTTAAGACATCATTTAAGAATAGTTGTTTTGTCTCTTCAAAATTACAACTACCTTTGGTAATGTGAAGACTTAGTATCTCTCTACTGAAAGTCTCTTTACCATATTTTTTTAAATCTTCTTTTAATTCTGGGCAAGAACCATAATACTTTTTCCAATCAGATTCTTGCTTTACTTTTCTCTTTTTCCCTGGTGGTGTTCTAAAAGACCAAAAATACTTTCTACCAATGTATTGTCGTTTGTTCGACTTATTGGTAATCAAATAAACAAACCCATAGTGGTTTCCAATATCATCGCTGCTAAAAGGTTTGTTTTTATAAATCCACGGATTATCATAATCAATTAGCATCAAATATAATCTCTAATAATAATAGAGTTATTTATTAATTAACTTCTTTTGCCTTTGCTGCTGCCTCAGCTGCCTTCCTTTTAGCAACTGCAGCACGATGTTGTGCAAGGGTTAGGTGACGACCAATAGATGTTCCTTTTGTATCTGCTTTATCTCTATAAGTAGAAGCAGAAGACTTAGGACCACTACCCTCTTTACTTCCACTTCTAATAGCTTGGACAGAAGTTACAGGACCGGTTGGTTTTGGTTTCTCTAGTTTCGGTTGTGGTTGTGGTTTAGGTGCTAATGTTGCTGCTCTACGTTCACTGTCTCTCAATCTACGCGCTCTATCAGCTATCGACGATGCAGATAAAGGATCTTCACGTCTCTGAATTACTTTAGAACGTCTTACAATTCCACTAGCATCACCAGAACTTAATCCTGGTCTATCAAGATTAAATCCTCTTTCTCTTTCTTGTAAATATTCTTTAAATTCTCTAAAAGTTTTCATTAAACCAGAAAACACCCTATATGTATTTATATAATAGCTATTATTTATCTTTAACCGGAACAAACCTAGTCTAGACAAAAAAAGGGGACTTGTCAAGTCCCCTACAGAATTATGTTAAGTGCTTATCAATCTTCAGAAACTTTTAGAATATTTTCAATTTCTGTTTCGGAGAACTTACCACTTGCCTCAAGAACTTCTCTCATATCACTCATATCATCAGCAACCTCAAGTTCGATCATTTCAATCTCTTCACCCATTCTCTTAGCAACCTTATCTGCACCCCTAGAGACCGCTCTAGCAGTACCTCCAATCGCTTTCTTCAAACCTTTCTTCAGAAGTCTTCCAACGCTTCTTACAGCGCCTCCTACTGCCTTACGAGTGCTACCTCTCTTTGTAGATGCACCTCCCTTTGAGGATCCTCCAGAAGACTCAGAATCGGAAGATGAAGATCCACCAGAACCATATGTTACTTTAGAAGATCCACTAGAAGAACCAGATTCTCCACCAGATCCTCCTCTACCTCTGTCGTATCCTTTCTTGTATTCACTCTTAGCAGACGCTCCTGCTCTCTTAGCAGCACCAACAGCATACCCAGCACCTCTTGCTGCTGCTTTACCTACTGCCTTAGCACCAGATTTGAGTGCAGACCCTACCTTTTTAACGGCACCCTTCACTTTCTGGATTGCTTCTTTCCGTCTTTGTGCTCCAGATGCTTTTTTGGATGCCTTGACTGCAGAGTCATAATACTTATCACTTGCTTCATTTAGAAGATCTAAAGACTTATCAAGAGACTCACAAAGAATATCTTCAATACTATCAATATCCCAACCTTCTTCAAGATATTCTTCAAAAACTTCTTCTACGACTTCTTCAATAATTTCGTCAGATAATTCTTCTACCTCTTGATCGGTAAACTCATCAAGAACTGTTTCAAATTTTGGTGCATATACATTTAAATACGCATCTCTGAGATCACCGTATTGTTTTTGTGATAAAGACATTTTTATAAGCTTTTTAGATATTTATAATTTATAAGCCTCAAAACCGTCATACTCACCAAACAAAAAAGCATCACATAGGGCAGCTTCCCTATATGATGCATAGTAATCATCTAATTCTGTTTTTGATGGGGGTGGAGTGAGAGGTTCTCTCTCATCCAACTCTTTCCATATTTCTTCAAAGCTGGAATCCTGAGAATGTATCTTTTTGGACATCTTGTTTGATTCCTCCAACGATGTACGATTCGACTTCAGTTTCTTGTGGAGCGACTTGGAGACCCTTCGACGAAATCCAATGTTCCGTCCAAGGAAGTGGATTATTCTTTGCTGGAATGTCATAGATCGGTTTTAGACCAATTGCTTTCATTCTACGATTAGCAATCCATTCGACATACTGTTGTAACAGTTTATCATTTAATCCAATCATAGAACCATCTTTGAACAGGTACTCTGCCCAGAGTTTTTCTTGGTTTACACAATTTTCAAATGTGCTGATCAACCATTGCTCTTCTTCTTTGAAGATTTTCTTCATATCAGGATCATCACCATCTGCCCATTTCTTCAGAATATTCTGAGTAATAGCAAGATGTTGATTCTCATCGCGAGCGATTAGTGAGATGATTTTTGCGCTTCCTTCCATAAGTTTGAGTTCACCAAAAGCAAAACTGCAAGCAAATGAGACGTAAAAGCGAATGCCTTCAAGGATGTTAACGTTTGCAACTGCTCTGAAGAGTTTGCGCTTGAGTTCATATCTTGATTCTAGTGCGTAGGGAACATCTTCCAATGCGTGCTTCCAGTCATTAGAATTATCATACTGGTGAGCAGCATTGATAAAGTCATTATATGCTTGTGTGACGCTCATAGCACGCTCAACGATACGATCATCATTGAGAATATGGTCAAACACATCAGAAGGGTCTGAATAGACGTTCTTGATGATATGAGTATAAGAACGACTGTGGATCATTTCCATGAATCCCCAGACTTCCATACATGCTTCTAGTTCGGGGAGTGAGCAATAAGGGATAAAAGCCATCCCAGGACCGCGCCCCTGTACAGAATCCAGCATGATCTGGTATTTAAGATTGCTGGTAAAAATGTGCTTTTGTTCTGGACGTAACGTTTGATAATCACTGCGATCTTTCTGTAGGGAGACCTCTTCAGGTCTCCAGAAATAACCTAGTTGTTGTGTTGTAAGTTTATCGAAGACTGGATATTTGTAAGAATCATACCTCTGAATGCCTAATGGTTTACCGAAGAACATCGGTTGTTTTTTGGTATCAACTGTTTCTGAGTTGAACACCGTCATGGAATCTACCATGGGTTTTTTACTCTCGCTGTTTGTCTTAAATCTTACAAGACTCACAATCTTCCTCCTCTGCTTCTTGTAGTTGTGAAATTAATTCATCAAGTTCTGACTTGTTGGTTTCTTCCAATTCGTCAGTTTTGAAATCGTATGTATTTTGATAATAAGAAGTCTTCCAACCGTACTTATATGTAGTTAAAAGATCTTGCGCCATAACGGAAACTGGAACCTCATTGTTTGGGAATTGAGTTGGATTGTAACTCCAGTTACCACTGATTGCCTGATCAAAGAACTTTTGCATCACAGCAACAATATTAATATAACCACGATTGGACTCCATATCCCACAGTAAAGTGTAATTGTTTTTAAGAGATGCATATTGAGGAACAATCTGTTTGAGCGGTCCTTTTTTGCTTTTCTTAATGGACAAATACCCTCTAGGTGGCTCGATTCCATTTGTTGCGTTTGACACAACGGAACTGCTCTCTGATGGCATCTGAGCAGACAATGTTGAGTTCCGTACTCCGTGCTCTTTAACCCGAAGTCGAAGACCCTCCCAATCATAGTGAAGCTCATTCGGAACGATTTCATCTACATCATGTTTATATGTATCGATTGGAAGAATTCCATTTCCGTATTTGGTTCGGCTACTATACTCACAGGCACCCTTCTCTTCTGCAAGATCTACGGTTGACTTGATGAGATAATATTGGAATGCCTCTGTAAGATCATGAACAAGTTTCCATGCCTGAGAATCGCTGTAGTTCTTACCTTGCTTAGCAAGATAATGTGCTAGACCGATGTAACCAATTCCAAGGGATCTCCGCGCTCTGGTAGCAATTTCTGCTGCTCTAACTGGATAACCCTGGAAATCAATAAGTTCGTCAAGAGCCCTAACAGCAAGATCACAAAGAACTTCAAGATCCTCAAGATCCCTAATTTTACCAACATTAATAGCACTAAGGATGCAAAGAGCAATTTCACCATCAGTATCATCAATATGTTGAAGTGGTTTGGTAGGAAGAGTGATCTCTTGACATAGATTGCTCATCTCAACTTTATCCATGAAGGATGAGTGAGAATTACAGTGGTCGATGTTCATAATATAGATTCTACCAGTTTCTGCCCTTTCTTTCAAGAGGTCCAGAAAGAGTTCCTGAGCTTCGATAGTCTTTCTTGGAATAGACTGATCTCGTTCATAACGTACATATAGTTCATCAAAATCAGGAGTTCCAAAAGCATCATACAGACCTGGAACTGAGTGTGGTGAGAAGAGCGAGATCTGTTCATTTTTGATAAAACGCTCGTAGAAGATTTTTGAAATTTGAATTGAGTAGTCAAGTTTTCTTACGCGATTGTCTTCTGTACCCTTGTTATTTTTCAGGACAAGGATGTCTTCGATTTCTTGATGCCAGATAGGAAAGTGGACTGTAGCTGAACCACCTCTGATACCGTTTTGTGTGCAGCATCGGACAGTTGATTCAAACTTTTTAAGGAAGGGGACCACACCTGTGTGTTGTACCTCTCCGCCTCGGATTTTAGCGTTGATACCACGGATTCGACCCGCGTTGATGCCGATTCCCGCCCTTTGTGCAACATATCTGCCAATAGCCATATCGCTAGTAAAGATACTATCGAGGGAGTCATCAACATCAACAAGGACGCAGCTAGCATATTGTCTAAGTGGAGTTCGCACTCCCGCCATGATTGGTGTTGGGATGTTGATTTTGTGCTTTGAGATTGCGTCATAGTACTTTTTAACGTAGTCTAAACGAGTTTCTTTAGGATACTTTGAAAAGATAGTTGCTGCAATCAAAAGATACATGAACTGTGGAGTCTCATATTGAGCTCCAGTGCTTCTATCTTGAACCAAATATTTGTCTACAACTTGACGAAGACCTGCATAGGTAAACAAATAGTCACGTTGATGATCAATAAAAGATTCAAATTTATCAAATTCTTCTCTAGAATAAAGATTTAGAATTTCTGGATCATACACACCTCTTTCAACACACTGTTGAGTGTGCTCATAAACAGTAAGAGTATCATGCATTCTTCCATTGATTTGCTTCCTCAGAGCGAACAGAAGAAGACGTGCCGCCACAAACTGATAGTTTGGGTGATCAAGATCAATCAAATCGCTTGCAGAGCGAATCAGGATCTCCTGGATCTCTTGCGTGGTAATACCATCATAGAATTGAATTCCAGATTGAATTTCTACTTGACTCGCAGAAACTCCAGCAAGATCTTTACATGCTTCTTCCACCATGACGTGGAGTTTATTCAAATCAAGAAGTTCAGTGCTACCATTTCTCTTAACAACTTTCGTACCGTTACTCATATCTTCTTCCAGGTGTTAAATTTGATTTTTGCTTGTAGGTCTTTATATGTATTAGATTTTATCACATCAATTACGTTATGTCCAGAAATGACCATATCATTGATGTCTTTTTCTACGATTCCGTTTGGCCAGATGACGACGCTTTCCCCTCTTGATATACACTTACTAATTCTTGCGACAATTTCTCTATTGCGGGGTTCATTATCGTAAACAAAAACAATATCGCTTCCCTCAAGACAACGAACGTCACCATCACTACCACACAAAGCCACGCTATTGTTGATGAAAGTGCTGTCAAAGGGTCCTTCGACCACATAGACTGGTAATTTTTCATCGATTGAGTCAAGTCCATAAATCTTCGGTGCCTCCTCGTCTAACATGACGGTAATATATTTAATAGATTTAGAATTTAGAGATCTTCCCTGGAATCCAATGAGATCCTTTTTGCGATATAAAGGGATGATGATTCTAGGCTCTTCACCCAAATTTTTGTGATCCACACCCTCAAACGTTCGCACAAACTTACTAAAGTTTTCTGCATAATAAAATTTGGTTGGATCGATCTTACGATTTTGAAGATAGGTTCTAGCAACTTCCACCTCACTGCATAGAGGAAGAACGATCCTCTGTGCAAACTTAGGTTTCTCAAAAACAAACTTAGGTTCATCTACTACAAAATTCCTACCAGTATGTCCTTCTTTAAATTTTTCAAGAGTATATTGTTTATGTAACGAAGGATCTAATTTCTTCAAAAAATTATTCAGCGACAAACTAGCACCACAATTATGGCACTTAAAGTTTGTATTATTCTTCACTGGATAAATGTATCCCCGTGCTTTATTCTTATTCTTCTGAGAGTCACCACAAATTGGACAGCGAAAGTTGTAGAGATCCGCTTTGACTCTTTTGAATTTTTGTAATCGAGAAGAAACTAGTCCAATATACTTGGAATCAATCAAGTCCATTATGAAGAAAGTATATTACTTCGTTAACGCCATTGTAGCAGTTTGGGTGGTGGGGGTCAAGACTTCTATGATTGGTGGAATGACTTGTAACACTGCTATTAGTGTTGCTAGAACAGCACCAGCACCAATTACAAACTTAGCATTAACATCAACTTTTTTTTGAACCTGAGAGATTCTTTCATGAAGAGTTTCAGTATCTTTTTCATGTTGAGACTTCATCTCTTCAATCATTTTAATAATTAGTTGATTAGATTTATCTCCTTCATCCAATCGATTTTCATGACGCTCCAAGATAACAGCAATCTTATTGCTGTTCTCAGAAATAGTTCCTACTGCTCGCTCAAGTTTGTCGAGCATCTCTTTTGATAGGTCTTCATAGATATCGAGCTTGCTTTCAAGGACCGCTAACTTACCAAGACCAAACGCCATTACTTTTGCTGCCAGAGTTTGCGATATCCAGTCCCGTAAATATATTTTTTCTTCTTTTTAACAGGTGGATCATCACCAGCTTCAACAGTGCCTGCAATAGCACCAGTCCCAACACTCATTGTTGGACCACCTTCTTCTTTCAAACTTCTAACAATAGATATGATTTTATTAATGTCCATCAGATTGACTGTAGTTGTATTGAACAATTTTTATCTTCTTCAATATCATCAATTATTGTCTTAGGATACTCTGGTATTCTGTTCAGAAATATCAAAAAACTTTTAATTGTAGACCAAAGATTTTGCTCCAAGTTATAAAACAACAAAGGTATAGCAGCATCTCCAAAAACATTAAAGAGAACTGTCAGGTGATTT